ATGAAACTACCCACGCCACGCAAACGCGGCGATGCCTATCGCATCGAGATTATGATAGACGGACAGCGCATGTCTGCCACACGTGACACAGTCAAAGAGTGTCATGCTTGGGCAAGTCGTAAACTGCTTGAGTCAAAAGCTGGTCAACTGTCCGCAGCTGAGACGCGCTCACAGATCAAATTGGATGAGTTGATGACAATACAGTATGAGTCATCAAGACGTCAATCCAAGGGCAAGCGCACGGATTTGGATTATCAACGCATGATTACCCGTGATTATAGCTGGCTCACATCGATGCGCGTCGTTGATATTACGCCACAAGATTTAACGCGATATCGTGATATGCGGTTAAAAAAAGTGGTGCCCTCGACTGTGCTGCGTGATTTTAGTTATCTGTCATCTGTTTTTAGTTATGCAGTCAAAAATCTATTTATCATTGATAAAAACCCATGCTTGGACGTACATAAGCCAAGCAAAAATAAAGACCGCTATCGCCGTATCACTCAAGATGAGATTGATGCGCTACTTATAGCCTCTGATTATCAAGTTGGGCAAACGCCAACGCTGGGTAAACATTATGTTGGTTGGTGTCTTGTCTGGGCAATTGAGTCAGCGATGCGACGAGGTGAAATTTTTGGTATGACGTGGGGCGATGTGCATAAAAATCATGTGCATTTGCCCTTGACAAAGACAGATGATCCGCGCGACGTGCCTTTATCACCTATCATGCGTGAGCTGCTTGCTTGTCTGTCAAGTTTTGACAAGCATGATAAAAAAGATAATTTGTTTGTCGTTAATGTCGAGTCATTTAAAACCGCGTTTGACCGTGCATGTGTTAAAGCGGGCATCAAAAATTTGCAGTTTAGAGATACACGGCACGAGGCAATCAGTCGATTTGTTAAAACGCAAAAATTGCCCGTTGAGCTTGTAGCAAAAATCACAGGTCATAAAAAGATTGAGACGCTATTAAACGTATATTACAATCCAACTGCGGACGAATTATATAATGCAATGTATGGAGGCAGTGATGACGATTGATGAGATTAAAGAGACAGCATTTGGGCATGGCTTTGCGTTTGGCAAGTACACTGAGCAAATCATTATTGATGACAAACTAAAAGAAGTACTTGATACAAACCATGATGCGATAAAAGCTTATATGGCGTCATATAACGAAGGGTTTAATCTTGGCTTTGCTGATACGCTACGCTATGAGCGCTTTGATGATGTAGAGATAAAATAAAACCCGCTCGATGCGGGTCTTTTTAACTTGCGCGGCGTCTACCGCGCTTGGGCGATGACGTTGTTAGCAAGGCAATCGCTTGCTCACGATTATAGAGATGTTTGCCATTTGTGCCGATGTTGATATTGATGCAGCGATTGACGATGGTTGATTTGCTCAGTGTCAGTTTATCGGCAAGCCAAGCAGCTGATACGATATCAGGCTCATCATTGGCGCAGTTGATACCAACAATCTGCCCACCCGCTATCACATCACCAAGGCAAAGTCTTGGTGGGGTATCGGCGATAATTTCAATGGTGTAACGATTAGTCATTGGTATTCATCCTGTATCACATCAGCATCTATTAAGTTTTCTATCGGCTTATTGGTTGATGCCTTTAATTGATACAAGAAAAAGGCAATATTTGCTACGTCTATCGGGTCGCCTTTTTCGATATGTTCGATTAGGCTTTTGCGAAAAACATCGGGATGGCAGTTTTGCCAGTCATTCCAACCTTGACGACTTTTTTTGATAAGTTTATCAAGCATAATTTGAGCAAATTTATTTACTCTATCTTCTAAATCGCGCTCGATTAATAACTGTGCATTATGTTTTTTTAAGATATCAATAGCCGCTTGAAACCCTAAATCCCAGTTGTTAAGACGGCAATTTCTAGCCAATTCCTTTTCCAATTTATCAACTAATACTGTCATTACTATTTTTCCTTCTTACAAGATTGCCAAATTCATGATCCATCGCTTGACCCTGTTTGTCCCAAGTCGCATAGCCTGGTACCGCTAACCATTTACCTTCACCATCTTCGACAACTCTGCCTGAGTAACCATCGGTCTTGCGTTTAAAACCGCAAACATAGTGCCCGTTATCAGTGATACGGTGGTTGGGATGGCGCAATCGGCGACTCATGCGCGTATCTCGACATACGATTTATCAAAATCAAACAAATAGCCATCTTGCTCAGCAATGCTACGCATCAAGCTAGCGACTTGTAGCTGCAAATCAACCATCGATTTTGGGCTATAAATTTTTTGCGTATCGATCTCGTACTCAGTACCGGCGATATCCGTCATAAAAAAGTCAATGTGATAGCAGCGTTTGACGCCATCATCAACAAACTCATCAGGAATAATCTCATCAAGCTTTGTGCTTGGGCACCAATCACCATAAAACTGCATGGCTTTGATACGGTTGAGCATGTACTCATTGCCCTTGCGGCCACAGGCTGATATTTTTACCCAACCACGGTATTTGCAGCCGACCCGCTTGTTGAGTACGTCAGGCTGTGCATGATGCGTCTTAACGTACTGACTGACCCTGATTAATTCATCTTCAAACAAGCGCTGTTCTGGTGTCATTGCTGCCATTTCTAAAATATCAACGATTTTAGAGGCGGCTTGGCGATGTTGACGGCTTTTGCGCTTAGCGGCAGCGGTCGACTTTGATATTTTGCGGTTAGTCATAAAAGTTACTCAAAAAGGCAAATCGTCCCAGCTATCAGATTCATCCATATCTCTGCAACAGGCGCAAAGTCCATCTTTAACTTGTTTTTTTGTACCTTCAAATCCACACCCTACACATCGTGCTTCATCTTCAGGCATTGGATTGCCGCCTAATTCACGGTCATATATAACGTCAAAAATGTTCATGGTTTTATCCTTAATAGTCATAACCAAGGGCAACAGCAAAAGCCAGGTAATTCATAGCATCAATATATTTACCTTTTTCTAGGGCGTTGTTGGCTAAAGATTTCAGTTCACTTTCGCTACATTGTGTCCACCCTGCATTTGGGTATTTTGACTGGCGTTTTTCATCCAAACGACAAATCATGTGATTGCTGGCGATTCTATGAGCTGCTAAATCTGCATCTATAGCGGATGATAAAAGACGAATTTCGTCAACGGGATGACAGCCATGGCCAGCAGTCATAAGCCACTCATCTTCGGCATCGTATTTGACGATATTTACCACCTGCCACCCAAGCGAACCCCAGTCACCATCATAAGCAAGGCAAGTTAGCGGATGCCCCTTGCTAGTTTCTTTTTCCAATGCTTCAAGTACTTCTGCTCGAGGCGTGAATTGTTTAATGTCTAAAACAGAATTTCTCATAATTCATCCTTTTAAAAGTTGTTTAATCTGAGCAATACGTTCATCGATTGACTTGGCGTTGCTTGCAGTTGGCGGTTGCTTACACTCTGCTATCACATCGCCAAGCCATTGATGGATGCGCTTGGCATCTTCAATTGTCACATCGCTTAAAACTGCACAATCTTTTTTGTCAGTAAACTGACTTTGTTTGTACAGCTTAAAAAACAATTTGCCATCTTTGATAAATAGATGTGTGCGGCGATTGAGTGATAACGTCATTTGCATCGGATTAACTCCTTACGCACTTTTGCTATGATTTTCCCCGCACAAGCAAGCTGACCATCCGCGCCGTCACAAGCAATGCGGTGATGATTGTCTGTGCCAAAGTACTTGGGCGCACTGGTGGCATAGCTATCAAGCAAGTTATAAGAGACTTTTGCCTGTGGTCGACGCTGTTTGTAGGTGTCAAAACGGCAAACCATGACAAAACTGATGTCAGGCTTGACGCTGTCATCATCAAACAACGATGAGCGCAGATTGCGATGCAGGGCAGAGCTGATATACGGGTGCTTGTCGATAATCAGCACGTCAAAGTCTTTGTGTTCATCGGTGAGTAGGTCATCTTCAAACGCCATGACGTTATTGCGAGTTTTCATCTCAACAATTTTGACCGTATGCGTGTGGCGCAGTGCATGATAGAGCCGTTGACAAGCCACGCTCACACCGATTTTTTCAGCACCGCTTATACTGATAATAAAAGGCATTAGGCAGCCTCCTTACCATCGTCATCATCATTGGCTGGTTCAGGCATTGGCATCGGCACTGGTTTTGGCTCAAGGATTTCGCCTGTTGCTATGCTATGGCGTAGCATCGTGACCAAATCCGCCAAATCTTTGCGCGTCTCTGGATTGATGCGACAGTCACCGGCACAGATCTGCTTAACAATGATGCTGAGTTCAGTTAAGACAGTTTGCACATCAGTCCAATCGCGCTGATTGTCTGGCGTATCAACATAGTCTGACCATGTTTGACGGGCATTTAATAAGGCAAGGGCGCTAACTTGGTTACTCAAGTCAGCTTTGGTCATCAATCGACGCAGTAGTTGGGTAGCTGTTTTAGCCATAAACCGCCTCCATTGCCACGCGGAATTGGGCGGCTTCAAGTTCGGTGATGGTACGTCTTGAAATCAAGGCGTTTGCGTAAGCATTATGCGATTGTGACAACCATTTGCTATTGTTTTGAGTAACAATAAAAGCATAGCCTTGATAAATTTTTGGGCTATTTGAATTCCAAATGGCATAACTAAAGCTATCATCATCTTCAATTTTTATAATATCTTGTGGCTTAAAGTCATCAATATCTTTTTCACCATCGCTAAACCGCCCCTCATTAGCCATCCGCGCAAGCAACAAATCAACATACGCGGTGATAAAAGGTGTTTTGCCGGTGAAATAATCAGATAGATTTTGCGGGATATCGCGGAATCGATAGGGGCGCGCAGTTAACGTTTCTTGCCAGTTATCTAGCGTGTCACCCCAATCTAAAACAGGGCAGATATTGTCTGCAGCAGTCAAGCTACAACCGGCTGCCCAAAACCCACGGCTTGGAGTAGGGCGCTTGTTGTACCAAAATCCACAGCCGTCGCTATCGCGCGCGTGCCAGTTGGCATCATTAGGGGCTTTTGACCAGTCAGGGGTATAGGTTTGTTGAGTCATGTCACTATCTCCAAACCATTGCGACAGCAATGACCGCAAATACGAGTAGTGAGGCGAGCAGCGCAAGAATAACGCGGTCAGCCTGACTTAATAGGTCTTGTAAGTCGTTGATTTGAGTCTTGATGTCAGCGTTTTGCTGTTCGATGTGTTTGACGTAGGCGTCACGCACGTTAAGATGCGGGTTGTAAAGATCGATGTCATCATCAAGCATTGCCTGATAGATTTCGTCACGGGCATCAATAGCTAAGATAGATTTATTGATAGAGACGGGATTGATTTCATCATCCAAAGCGCTGCCATGACGATGCGGCATTGGCAATGGCGGACGATTAGCTTCGGTAAGTTGCGCTGTGTTGCGCGCGATTTGATTAAATGCTTTGGGTAAAGATGCAGTGTAAGCCATAGTGATATATCCATGTTGTTGAGCATGGACATATAATTACATTTGTAATTTATAATGTCAATTACTTTTGTAGTTAATATGGCTTAATTTAATTACATTTGAATTATTTTTATAAAATCTCTTTCTGTAATTATTTGTATTTTTATGCCTTGGGTGATTAATTCTTCTGCTTTTCGGTGTTTGCTACTCTTATCATGCCCTGCAAGTAGGCTGACATCATGTGTACCAACTACTAGATAATGTAATTTTTTGGAGACACCTGACTTGACATCAAAGCCATGTTTGGCAGCCAAATTGGCAATTTGCTCACGGCTCATGCTCAGCTCACCAGTAAAGCAAATCGCCATGCCATAAAAGCGGCCATCAGTATTGCCTTGTTTTGAGCGAGCAGAATTAGGGTAGGGCTTTATTGATTTTACGGCTTTGGTCAATGGCTTATCAATCCAATCATGAATAGATGACTGCTTTTCACGCAAAATCGTATTGACGATAAAACCACACGCCTTGGCATCCTCTAGCGCGTTATGGTGCTCAAATTGATAACCCCAGGCTTGGCATACATTTGCAAGGCTATAACCATTATTTGCCCATTTCTCAACTGCTGAGCGCACCATCACGCTACTATCCGCCCATTGCCAGTTGGGTAACGGTAAGTTGGCATTGGCCAAACAAGTGATAATCGCTTTTTGGTCAAAATTGGTATGACTGACGACAATATCATCACCTACAAATTGTAGGATTTTGCCATAGATATCAAATATGCTGGGTGCATCGTTGACGGTACTAGCTGTAATACCGTGTATGTCGATGTTTTTTTGACTAAACGAACATCTTGGATTTATCAAACTCTCAAACGTATCAATGAGTTTGCCTTGTCGATACTTCGCAATCCCAATCTGGCAAATTGACCCAATGTCAAAGTTTGCCGTCTCTACATCCAATGCGACAAAATCCATAACTGCCTCACATCTTGTTAAAGGTATACCGTACACGCCCAAAAATATCAAAATGATTAAACTTGTCTTTATCAACAATTTGGTCGGGATAACGGGTTTTATCCGTATTGTCTGATACCAGCGTGATTGAACCGTCCAAATTTTTAAAGGCGCGCTTACAAATCATCTCACCATCGGCGTTGAAGGTATAGACTTCTTTGCTAATCATGTTCTCAAAATGACACTCTTTGCGGTTGACCAGCATCATGGTCTCATCTGGGATGGTATAACCCATGCTATCGCCACATGCGTGCATTAGCACTAAGCCATCGCCGTCAATTGGTAATTTATTCTCACGCAAAAATTCAACCGTAAAGGCTATTTGTCCTTTTTTCTCTTCATATTCACCATTGACATAACCGCCGCCACAGCTTGCTTTTTTGTCCAGGTAATCAACCAAAACAAGTGGGTAATCCGTGCTACCACCAATGACAACATAGTCAAATGCTGATTCTTCAGACACAACATCTTTTTTTGGCTCATTACGCACTGGCGTCTGGACAGGCTCGCCTTCGCCAGTCGCAAGCCATTCCATGCTCACACCCAATGCCTTTGCAAGCCCTGCTGTATGTTGGCTTTTTTTACTGTCTCTATTTTCGATATTACCAATCACAGACGGATCAATCGGTCGCAGCTCACCGGTGTTTTTATCTTTGGCCAAAACCATATTAGCAAGTTGGGCTTGGCTTAATTTTTTTTGCTCACGAAAATATTTTACCCGTTTCCCTAATGTGTCTAATTCAGCGTACATGCGAACTCCAGTAACTTTGAGTGTCAATTTTCCGCGATAATAATTACAAATGTAATAATTTACCAGTTTCAAAAGTAATTGACATATTCAATTACAAATGTAATTATATGCCTAAGTTTTAAATACAAAGGTAATTACAATGTCAAATACTCATGAGCCATCAATGCTAGATGCTCTAAAAAAAGCCATAACTATTGCAGGCGGTAACGCAGAACTGTCCGAAAAAATCGGTCTTTCACGCACCTCGTCAAATGTCAATGTCATGGTTGCTCGCGATAAAAAAGCCTCAGCAAAGTATGTTGTAAAAATCAGCGAAGTAACTGGGGTGCCATGCTATGAATTGCGTCCTGACATTTTTCCAGCACCAGCCAACAAGTGTGATGCTCAATCAACACAATCAGCATAGCAACAAACTAGCAATAACTACACGACAAAAATGGAGGGGATATGTCGCAATCAAAATTTACAGCCAGTGAGCGCGCTGATAAGTGCGTTTTATCGCTAGAGCAAGCTGTTTATCAGACGACAAAACGTGAGCGCGGTTTGGTTGGCGCAATCTGCAGCATCTATGGGCTTAACTACAACACGGTTTCAGCGCAAATTAATCCAAACAATGACAGCCACACATTATCACCAGATATTATCGAATATGTACTTGAACACGCAAAAGATTCATCTTTGATTTTGAATGCTGTCTGCTGTGCTCATGGTAATTCTGCCTGGTTCGAGTTGCCGCCATCTGAAACCGGCGAAATGTTTAGTGATATCACTGAATTAATGCAACGTTTTGGGCATATGCACAATACGATACTTGAGGCTATTGCTGATAAACGTGTGACAAGTGATGAGTTAAAAGCCTTAAAAAAAGACGGTTTAGCACTTATTGGTCAAGTCCAAAAAACAATAGCTACCGCTGAAGCGATGAAGGATGGGGAGTATGTTGGATGAGCATCGATAGCATGGAAATTTATAGAAATCCTGAAGGGGTACGAAGTGGCCAGACTTGGATAGCTAAACCACACTTACACCCTGCACCAAATGCAGAGAAATTAATTATTAAAAGCGCATTCACGAAGCATATTATTTTCGTGGAGCTTGAAGACGGCAGAACTCTCCGTACTGACGAAGAGTTTTTAAAAGCCAACTATACCAAAGACGCCAATTTTGATTTGTTTGGTGATGATAATGGCTAAAAAATCTATCAATACGCCTGAGCAAAAACAAATGCTACAGCAAATGTGGCAAGACAGTATACCATTGCCAGACGACCACGAATTTTACACTTGGGGCAACTGGCAGCCAGGACGATTACGTCAATGTCATGATAACGCAACCATCAATGATGGTGCTAAAGACATCTCACTCAAAGACCACATTGTCATGCAATTGCACAGTAAGGATGGCGAAGTTACCGATTTAGTGTACTTTACCGAGTCTTACGGGCTTGCACCAACATTACAGCAGCTACATTATGCCCCGCTTGGTTATCCACGTGGCACAGCCAGCTTTGGTGATGTCACAGGTGACGCACCAATTGTATTGTGTCGCACAGTACCTGAAGCTTATGCAGTACTTGAGCAAGTCTCAACACCCGTGCAAGCGATGGTCTACTTTGAGCGCGCATCACTTAGATATGTTGTTGAGCAATACAAGACACGCATTATGGCGATTTTAGTACATGATGACTTGGTTGAGTGGCTGGGCAAAAGTACTTATGACAAAGGCAAAGTCAAACAGATACCCATGCGTATTGACCCAGCCAATGCACTCGGTTTTGATGATGAGATGTTCAATGAGTGTTTTAACCCGCTTAATGAGTGGTTAACTAAAATAAAACCCCTCACCCCGTTAAATGCTAAAGACTCTACCCCGGCTTGTAAGGTCAACCTTACCGACGGTTACGGGCGATGGACACTGGGCGGGATGGTTGAGCATCTGTTTTTGATTTATGGCACTGATAATGTCTGGGATAATCTAAATCAGACACGGATGCGACTAAGTGCATTACGTCATGCCGTTGGCAACAATGACGACTTTAAGCTATGGCAAACCCATCCAATGCGCAAGACTATCAAAGACTTAGTGTTTGAGCCGTCAGGTGAAATCCCAGAAAATACCATAAATTTGTTTACTGGATTACCACCACAAGCCGATGTATCAACAGACAAATGTCAAAAAATACTTGGACATATTGATCGGCTCTGTGGGTTTCGTAAGGATGAGTATGACTGGCTATTGCGCTGGATGGCTTATCCATTGCAAAACCTAGGCGCCAAGATGGACACGGCTGTCATCATGTATGGCAGCGAGGGACCAGGTAAGTCAATTCTCTGGAAAAAAGTCTTAGGTAAAATCTATGGCAGTGAGTATCATCGCACAATTGGACAACAGCAGCTAGAATCTCAATTTAACGGGTGGCTGTCAAAAATCTTGTTCGCACAATGTGAAGAGGTTGTCAGTCGAGCAGAGCGTAACCACCATAAGGGGCAACTCAAGCATCTCGTGACGGGCAAAGAATTTATCATCAATGAGAAAATGCTACCCGCGTATAAAGAGACCAATCACGCGAACTTTGTCTTTTTATCCAACTCACCAATACCGCTTGAGCTAGACATGGGTGACCGTCGCTACTTTGTTTTGCGCATCGATGACGTGCCAGATAAGCAGTACTTTGACGACTTATTTGCCGAAATCAATGGCGATGGTGTAGCCAGTTTTTATCATTACCTAATGGCACTACCTATGGATGGCTTTAACCCACATACCAAGCCACCGCTAAACAATGATAAGCAAAAATTGATTGACGCGAGCAAGCCCAACCCTGTGCTTTTTTATGATGAGTGGTCAGCGGGCGATTTATCAGTACCATATGGCTGCTGTGTTAAAGCAGATTTATTTAAAGCCTACCGCAATTGGTGTAACGAACGCAATGAGTACCCAAAACGTGATAGAGATTTTAATGCAGAGATTGACAGAATTATGATAAACTCACGTAAAAATATGTGTTTCCCCACATTTAAGACTCCAAAGACTACGCACCGCGTCTGGTTGACACCAATAGCTCAGGCTTTGTTTGATAAGCAAGACCCTTACGCTATAGATCACGTGACGCGCGAAGCTATCGCATTTAACCAAGCTTTGTATCCAACTAGCAAAGCTATGGGTGATGACGCGCCATACTGGGCTACATCATAATGATGACCGCAGTGACCGCAACGATGACCGCAACGATGACCGCAAAAACCCAGTATTATCAATGCACTGACCGCAATGACACCAAAACTCAACTACTTCCATGTGCGCGCACGTACAAAACATAAAATATGCTGTCATTGCTGTCATTGCTGTCATAAACAATTATATATCTAAATAAATCAATAATTTAAGCTATGACTGCAACGATGACAGCAACAAATCATGCTGTCATAAGCAAAATTAAATTTAAAAGGGAAACAATATGACATCACAACGCAAAAAATTCGATATGGCTGGTGCTGAAGCCTTTGCGCAATTATCACCAATCCAATCAGCAAGCTATCACTACATTAACGATGGCTTTACCGACATCCCAAAAGCAGTACTGCGCGAGTACTTTACTAATGAATTAATTAACCAAGGTGCTAAAGCTAAGTACATTGACAAAGTTTTAGCGACTGCATTGGCGGAGTTATCTTATCCAATCCCTACCAATGGTGATAAATATACTTGGTCAGGCTGTCAACGAGCTGCGTATGCCGGTATTTCACAATCTACTTGGAGTGATAACAAGCTATGCAAAAGCGTTAATTTTATCATTGATACAGTGCGTTCAAATGCAGACACAGCAAGCCGTGAGATACAATTACAAATGATGACACATCAATAGGGTCTATTGTATTTTCGGTTAAAAACTAATATGATTTTTCCATAATCAATAAGTCTAACCAAAAGCTACCGCATCCTCCCGGTAGCTTTTTTTATGGCTCATAGTTAACCGCTATGAGTCTTTTTTATTTGGGGCAACTATGGCACTGCAACAGTTAAAGCCACGACTAAAGCCAAACCAAAACCATCAACCAAAATCCCGCTGGGGTAGTGGACGCGGCGGCAGACCTTGGCGCCGGTTACGTGACCAAGTGCTATTGCGTGACTTATATACTTGTCAGCATTGCAAGCGAGTCTTTGACCCCAAAGACTTGGTATGTGACCACATCGTCAATTCAGCTCAAGGCGGTACTGACGACCCAACTAATCTACAAACCCTCTGCAATCCATGCCATGACAAAAAAACTCATGCCGAGAGTATGGCGGGGGGTATCAAAAAACTGTAAACCGATGGTCAGCGGACACCGCGCCCCACCTCGTTTATAAAAAAATTTCCTGTTTGGGCGAAAAATTGTAAAAATGTAAGTATAAACAAAGGTTTACTATGTCTAATAAGCAACGACAAGAGCTTTTTTGCCAGTACGTCGCTGACGGCATGGCAGAAACTGATGCAGTACGCAAAGCTGGCTATAGCACAAAGGGCAGCAGTGTGACTATTCAAGTTACCAGGCTCCAAAACAACCCGGCAGTCCAAAAACGCATTGTGGAATTAAAAGCCGCACGCTTGGTGAGTGAGTCGGATGGTGAGCCAATCACAGATTTACCAGATGACTGCAATCCAGCACTGCTAAAAACGATGACGTCTATAGAGTTTTTGCGGGCCGTGTATCGCAACCCGGCAAATAAGATCGGCAACCGTATCTCAGCAGCAGCCATCGTCATCCCATTCGAGGAGGCTAAGGTCGCACCAGTTGGCAAAAAAGAAGGTGCCATCGATGACGCCAAAGACAAAACCACATCTGGCAAATTTGCCACTTTCAGCAATCAACAAGATTTTTTTGAGACACAAACTGTAAGTTAAACCAAAGATCACGACTATGAACGCACCCATTTGGACAACAGCCTTGCCAGATTGGGAGATGCGGATTGTCGCTGGTGAGTCGTTGGTGCCTTGTGAGCCGTTATTTAAACAATCGGCAGAAATTGCGCTCAAGGTTTTTAAAGCCCTTAAATTGGTTGACGTCATTGGCAAGCCAGAGATTGGACAAGTCACCCGGCAATGGGTTTATGATTTTGTTGCTGCCGTGTTTGGGGCGTATGACCCAGTTGCCAAAAAGCGATTGATTAAAGAGTTTTTTTTGCTAATCAGCAAGAAAAACACTAAGTCCACGCTGGCAGCTGCCATCATGATGACAGCGCTAATCTTAAATGAGCGTGAGTCATGTGAGCTGGCCATCATTGCCCCCACCAAAGAGGTGGCGGGTAACTCATTTAATCCTATCCATGACATGATCCGCGCTGACCCAGAATTGGGCGTCATGTTTAACGTCAGCCCTCATACCAAAACTATCACGCACCGCGGTACCAACGCTACGCTCAAAGTTGTCGCCGCTGAAAATGACAGTGCGGCGGGCATCAAAGCCACGTATGTACTTATCGACGAGCTATGGGTGTTTGGCAAACGGGCTAATGCCTCGGCTATGTTACAAGAGGCAACGGGTGGCTTAATCTCACGCCCAGAAGGCTTTGTCATAAGTCTAACGACCATGCCAGACGAAGCGCCCGCGGGTGTGATGAAAGAAAAGCTTGATTATGCCCGTGGCGTCCGTGACGGTGAAATCATCGACTTGCGCTTTTTGGGTGTGTTGTACGAGTTTCCGCAAAAATATATCGAAGATGGCAGCTATATATTGCCTGAGAACTGGTACATCACAAACCCAAACCTTGGAGCTAGTGTTGGCCTTGAAGAGCTAGCAGATATTTTACGCAAAGCTGGTGAATCGCACGACAAAAATACACTGCAAACCGCATTGGCCAAACACCTAAATATCCCAATTGGTATCAGCCTACGAGCCAATCGTTGGGCAGGTGCAGAATTTTGGGAAGCGGCAAGCGACAAAACCATTACCCTAGACGATATTATTGAAAAATCTGAAGTTGTGACAATGGGGGGTGATGGCGGTGGCTTGGATGACTTGTTAGGCGGGGCAGTGCTTGGACGCTTACCAATTGTCATTGGCCATGAAATGGATGAAATCACCCGCGAGCGGCGCCCAATTAAACCGTGGAAGGTATGGACGCATGCATGGTGTCATCCGATTGCGCTTGAACGTCGCAAACAAGATGAGCCGCGTTACCGCGATTTTGAAAAAGATGGCGATTTGACGGTGGTTGAGTATGTTGGACAAGACACAGAACAGTTTGCTGATATCGCAGTCAAAATATATAAAGCCAACAAGCTTGATCGTGTTGGGCTCGACCCTTTGATGGTCGGCGATTTGGTTGATGATTTGATTGCCGCCGGCATTCCTGAAGATAAAATTGTTGGCGTACCCCAAGGTTTTAAAATTAGCGGGTATCAAAAAACAGCCGAGCGCCGTATTGCAAGTAAATACATGACGCACAGTGGGCAGCCAATGATGGACTGGTGTGTGGGTAATGCCCGTGTACTGATGAAGGGCAGCGGTACCATGTTGTCCAAAGCTGAATCCGGCACCGGTAAGATTGACCCGCTGATTGCTTTGCTAAACGCGGTGGCGTTGATGAGTGAAAACCCAGAGCCGCCAAAAAATGCGGATGATGTGAGCGTGTTTTTTGTTTAATCAAAAAAATTCAACGAAAAATGTTGAATTTTTGAAAAGTAAACCAAAGTATAGTATGTACCAATATCGGTATGTACTATACAGGATGTTTATGAATAACTATACCTTTGACAAAGTAGATGAAATCGCTTTAGGTTTTGCGCAAGCGATAGCAGGTGGCGGCGCAAGGACGCTTGATATTAATGAACGAGCTATGAATTTAGCTTTGAACTGGATTGACAATATAGAGTCTCGACGTAAAATTTACACTCAAAACTATCCTAGTTGGGAACCTTTAACTAGAGATTGTAAATATCCTTTTGAAAAAGATAAAAAATATTGGATAGCTACTTTAACTGACAATGGCGAAAGAGTATCGGTACAGTATGCCGAATTTTATGAAAATCGAAATAATTTTGACGAATTCCCATTTGTCTTTACTGGTGAAGACAAGCTTGGAACTGAAGCACATTACTTTATAAAACCTGAAAATGCAGAACTGTTTAATACTAATTTCAGACCAAATAAGCCAAATCCTAGTAAAGTGAAAAAAGCTAACCCGCGCCCGATATCAATACCACGCATGCCAAGCCAATGGCCATAAATAAAATTAGTTAAAAACCCACTCATTGAGTGGGTTTTTTAATGCCTAAAATTTGAGGAAACATCATGTCAGATAATGCAAAACCAGTGATTGCCGTTGAGTATGACGGCAATAAATTTACCATTTTGTTAAATGGCGATGAGATGAAAAGCCTTGATGTGCCAAAACCAATTTTAAACATTGGCAATAAAAAACTTAACATCCCTCATACTCAAGTGGCCAAACTCTTGGGACATGCCGTGATGGATGTTGTGGTCGATGAATTGCACAACCTTATCGGCAAATCAGAATTTAGCGTAAAACCATCTATTGACACTGCCGCACCAGAATTGCGCGAAGTACCAAACGGATTTTAACCATGACCAAAGCCTACTCAACCCTAAAAGTCAAAGCCGTCACTGACAACGGCGATGAGCGCATTATCACCGGCATTGCATCCACACCAACACCGGACCGCGATGATGACATCATTGAGCCAAGCGGGGCAAAATTTGCGCTACCCATCCCGCTACTATGGCAGCACAACCATAACCAACCCATTGGCGAAGTGACTGAAGCCAAAATCACTGATGCTGGCATCGAAATCACCGCCAAAATCGCCAAAATCGATGAAGACGGCACGCTCAAAGACCGCATCGATGAAGCATGGCAAAGCATCAAATCAGGCTTGGTGAAGTGCTTATCCGTCGGTTTTCGCACGCTTGAATACAACTATATCGACTCGACCTGGGGACTGCATATCAAAGAATGGGAATGGTATGAGCTATCCGCCGTCACTATCCCGGCAAACTCAGACGCAGTCATCACATCCGTGAAAGATTTTAAAAAGGCATTCGCCGATGGTGCAAGCAAATCTCCCGCGCTTGGGAGTGATGCAAATAAAACACCGTCACAAACCGATGCCACAAAAACCGCTCCTGTCGGCGTTACGACTGAGCCAAAAAACGCTGTCGCACTAACTGCAAATGACAGCTATGTCAAATTAACCGACCCCAACAAAGGGGCTGTGGAGCTAGTATGAAACCTTTAAAAAAACAACTGCAAGCCGTGCTTGCAACCATTGCAGCCAAACGCAAGTCAATGGAAACCATCATGACCAAAGCCCATGATGCCAACCGTACACCAGACGACACCGAAGAAGCCGAAATCCAAGCGATTGAAGCCGATATCGAAAAGCTAGAAAAAAATGCTAATCGTTTGCGTGGTCTTATCAAAGCAACCGAACAAGCCGAAAACACCGCAACGCCAGTCGCAGGTGACAATCCCGAACAAGCGGGAGCAAGTGCCGAAGGCGACCCCGAACCCGAAAAAGCAGGCGAAAAAAACGTCACCGTCAAGCCCAATCTTGAAAAAGGTATCGGCATGGCAATGATTGTCCGTGCATCGGCAATCGCCGCCAAGTCAGGTGGGGCAACTACGGTCAAAGAAGTGCTGACCAGTTGGCACGCACCCGAAACCGTTGTCAAAGCCGCTCAAGAAAAAGCGGTCATCGGCACGACCACTGACCCGAATTTTGCCGCAAGTTTGGTAGATTACAGCAACCTATCAAACGAATTTATCGAACTAGTACGCAAAAAGACCGTTGTCGATAAAATCGCCAACCAAATGCGACAAGTGCCGTTTAACGTCAAAATTCCCGAGCAAACCGCATCGGCGACCGTTGGTTGGGTCGGTGAAGGGGCGATGAAGCCAGTCGGCAATCCGCAATTTAAAAATGTCACTATGACATCATCAAAAATTGCGGGCATTGTGCTGTTATCTGATGAGCTTATCCGCTTTAGCAACCCGAAAGCCGATGCCTTGGTGCGTGATGACTTGGTGGCACAGACTGCCCAATTTATCGACCAACAGTTTTTTGACCCCGCCAAAGCCGAAGCGGTGGAAAGCCCTGCATCGGTGCTAAATGATGTAACAGCTATCCCTGCCAGTGGCGTGACTGCCGAAGCGGTCGAAGCGGATATGAATAAGCTAATCGCCCAAATGGTCGATGCCGATATCAGCCTTGAAGGGGCGTATTGGGTGATGGGCGAAACCCGTGCCATGACGTTGAGCGGATTGCGTGACCCGCTAGGTCGTCCGTTTTTTGACGGTATGACATTGACAGGTCAGCGAGTGCTAAAAGGCTTGCCCGTGCTGACTAGCGGGGCAGTGACTAACAAAATCGTGTTGATTGTGCCAAGTCAAATCTTACTTGCTGACGACGGTCAGGTGGACTTTTCAACATCGACTGAAGCGACCATTAACATGGGGACAGAATCAGCCCCGAACATGGTCAATTTGTTTCAACACAACCTTACCGCCATCCGTGGCGAGCGGTTTATCCGCTGGAAAAAACGCCGTGTTAATGCGGCGGGGTATATCCAGTACACCTAATTTTTAGGTTTATCCAAAAACAGTCTTGTAGTGATACAGGGCTGTTTTTTTATGCGTTGGCGTTGGTAAGGTTCCTCCTATCTCCTGCTTATCAGCGTTAACGCATAAACAAATAGCCGATTTTTGGATAACACTATGCAAATTAAATATCTCAAAGATGCCCCGTTGGGCAAAGTGGGCGATGTCGCAGATGTGGCAGATGATCAAGCTCAAATTTTAATCACGTTGGGCTACGCCAAAGAGCATAAACCACGATCCAAAAGCGATAAAACCGACACCCAAAACGACCTTTTAACCGACCAAAACCACACAACCGACAGCGAGTAAATCATGGGCTTTTTTGACACCGCTAAACATTGGCTAGGCATAAAATCACTAACGCCCGTCAATAATGGCGGTGGATGGACAAACATCGGCACAACGATGGTCAATGAGCCGTTTATGGGGGCATGGCAACGCAATCAAGAGCTTAAAACCACGGATTTATTAACCTATCACGCGGTATTTGCTTGCTTGAGCCTTATCGCGGCTGACGTGGGTAAGCTACGATTTTACCCAAAACGCATGATTGATGGCGTGTTAACTAACGCACCAAGCAAAGCCAATCGTATACTTAAAAAGCCAAATACTATCCAAACTTGGCAGCAATTTGCCGAAAACTGGGTTAATTCAAAGAACACCCGAGGCAATACCTATGTTTGGAAACAGCGCGACGTATTTGGCGATGTTTGGCAGTTAAACGTCTTAAATCCTGACCGTGTGAAGCCGTTGATTAGCGATAATGGTGAAGTTTTTTATCAAATCAGCCGCGATAAGCTATTTAATATCGACCAAGACATCATTATGCCAGCGTCTGAGATAATCCATGACCGTTTTAACTGCTTGTATCACCCATTGGTAGGATTATCGCCCATTACTGCGTGTGCAGTTTCAGCAGGTCAAGGTATGGCAATTCAATCAAACCAAACGATTTTATTTAACAATGCGAGCCGTCCAAGCGGCATTTTGACCGTACCAACAGCAATCAGCGAACCCAAAGCCAAAGAGATTAAAAATAACTGGAACGCCAACTATGCTGGGCTTAACCAAGGCGGCATTGGCGTACTAGGTGATGGCGTTAAGTATGAAGCAATCACAGTTACATCAAGCGATGCGCAGTTACTTGAGCAGTTAAAACTAACAGGTGAGATTGTTTGCAGTGTGTTTCATGTACCAGCTTTTAAAGTAGGTTTGGGCACTATTCCAAGCGGACAGAAAACAGGTGACTTGCAAGAAATCTATTATAGCGACTGTTTGCAAACGTATATTGAAGCCATGGAAAACTTACTTGATACCGAACTTGGCTTGGAAGATGGTATTGAGATTGAAGCTGATCTGAAATCGCTCATTCGCATGGATTCAACCAGTCAAATCGACTATCTAGCGAAAGGCACTGGCAGCGGTATCATTTCACCTAATGAAGCGCGCGCCGAGCTTGGCTACGCGCCTGTCATGGGTGGCGATACGCCACTTATGCAACAACAAAACTACTCATTGGCAGCATTGGCAAAAAGGGATGCAAAAGATGACCCATTTAGCAAGGATTTATCCGCACCAGCGCAAACGGCTGAAGATACCGCAAAAACGGTTATCCATAACCACTATCAACCGCCAAATACACCAGAAACGCCACACGATACAGCAAAATCAGCGACAAAGCCTGAATTTGATGACCTGTATAAAGGCAAGTTTGACGCCGATGTCGCCTATGCAAAAGGCGATTTTGTTAGCAAAAAAGGCGGTCTTTGGGTGGCTACAGCGGCTAGTCAAGGCGATTTTAGCCATGAAAACTGGAAATTGGTCTCTAAAAATGGGGGTGAACAGTGAGTTACGCCACCCTTGATGAATTAAGAGAACATCTAAAGATTGAAAATAATGATAGCGATTTGGTTTTGACAATCTATCTTGATACGGCGACTTCAGTCTTAGAAAGTTTGATAACTGATGATGTCAATAATGACACAACTGGAAAAATGGCAAAAGCCCTGAAAAATGCCACCTTGATTTTAGCGGGATGGTATGAAGATGAGCGCAATGGCAGCACTAATAGCTACGTTATTGACCCTATTTATGGGCTGCCTACTAGCGTGGTTTCTATTGTTAAATTATTCCGTACACCAACTGCAGTATGAGACAACGTGTGAAATTTTTATATTACTTTGTACAAGTCTGTTTTGCTTGCGGCATTGCCGGGTTAATTGGCGTATTACCGTTTTATTTACTATTGGCACTGGTGAGGGCTAAACACAATGAAAGCGAGTAAATTGCGCCAGCGTATTACGCTGATTACAGTGACGACAACACAAAGTCCAACTGGCGGTAGCCCTAAGACTACGTACACCGAAGGTCCAACAATCTGGGCAAATATTGAGCCATTGTCAACACGTGATGTCATCCAAGCTAAAGCGGCAGGCAGTCAAGTTACTTTACGCTGTATTATCCGTTATCGCAAAGACATCAACTCCACTAATCGCATCAAATACGATGGCAAAACCTACAAAATCGATGGCGAACCACTGGCGGATAAGGGCAGTGGACGCGAATATCTAACTTTACTTTTGGTGAGCGTATGATCACAACAGACGTACAAGTCGTGGGGTTACGTGAGCTTGATGACGCGCTTGCCCAGTTTAGTGACAAAGTTGCTAAAAAAGCATTGGATAGCGCATTGTCCTACGCAGCGACTCCAATCGTTAAAGAAGCAAAAGTCAAAGCTGCGCTTGCAAATGAGCCGCATGAGATGGTGTATGGTAGGGCAGGTAATAAAGTTACTGTTCAACCAGGCTTGTTAAAATCGTCGATCCGAAAACGTAGACTCAAGAAAAAGGAGCTTAACGAACTAGGGGTGTCAGCTGGTACCGCGATTTATATTGGTAAAGGCACTAAACAAAAACTCTATCCCCGTTATTGGGTATTTGTCGAGTATGGTACATCAAAGCATGCGCCAGCGCCGTTTTTACGACCCGCATTTGACACCAAAGCACATGAAGCCATTGAACGATTTAAAGCTAAATTGCGTGAAAACATTGAAAAGGAAGGTGGCGTTATTGCAGGCACAGGGGGTAATGAGTGAATTTAGGACAACAGCTTTATCCAATTTTATCACCGCTTGTTGGAGGACGTGTGTTTCCTATGCAGCGCTGGGAAGGAGCAAATAGCGCCACCCCTTATGTCATCTATTCCAAGGTGTCGAGCATCCCAGATAATACGATGGATGGCTTTAGCGGTCATGAGTATGTGCGGGTACAAATCGATATTTATCATGAAGATTATGACGAATTAGATGCGCTCGCCATTCAAGTTATAGATGCTATTAATACAGGTATCCCACTTTCAGAATTTTTAAACCGTCAAGAATTGCCCGATGATGATACTGGGCTATATCGCCAATCAATGGATTGGCAACTATGGACATCAACTTAATATCAACTAACGCCTAGGAGCAAATCATGGCAGACCAATCCGTCGATAGTTTTTACCAGCTAAAATACTCAGCTGACGGCGCTTCATTCAAAAAAGTGCCAAAACTGCAACAAGCAGACCCACCGCCACGTAAAAAAACACTTGATGAAGTGACCTCCACTGACGACCATGTCAAAGTTGAAGAGCCAGTCGATTTTTACGAAGGCGGCGAAATCAAGGCAGAGATTGCCTATATCGAGTCTGACCCTGACCATATCGCACTCAAAAAAGCCTACGATGACGGCACTGAGTTAAATTGGCAATACATCTTTACTCAAGCGCCATCACTCAGTCAGCAATTTAAGGGTCGTATCAGTGATTGGACACCAAAAACCGATACAAAGAAAAAGCTACGCATTGAAATGGCTATCACCATCACCACACAGCCAACCAATGTGACGGTAGTTTAACCACCCTAAAGCCATTTAATTTGTTGAATGGCTTTATCCATTAAGTCAAAAATAAAAAGGTAATATCATGAGTTTTAAAGCAGCATTATTAGGCGCCGTTGTCTCTGGCGGTTTGCAACCAGTCCCATACACTGACCCAACCACTGGCGAAAAGGCATTTTTAAAACGCTTTACCATCGGTGAACGTGAAGCCTACTACAAGCAGCTGTCAAAAGCAGCAGACGGCAAAGGCAATGCGACTGCCATGTCATTGTTTTTGGTAGATGCTAATGGCAATCGCATCTTTAACGATGAAGACATTGATAGCTTAGCACAGTTGCCAGATGTGTTTTTTGATAACGCGATGAAAGCATTTGCCGAAATCAATGACCCAAAAACCACCGTCGAGCAAGCTGAAAAAAACTAAGAGCCGCGTATCAAACGCGGTTTTTGTTTAAGTTAGCTGGGCATCTTGGTATGACAGTTGCACAATTAAAATCATCGATGGATATCGAAGAGCTTGCGCACTGGATGGCGTATGACCAGATTGACCCCATTGGGGGTTATCGTCAAGACATCAATTTTGCCATGCTTGCACATGTATCAGCGAAAATAGCTGGCGTCGAAGATAGCCAACTATCTGATTATCTGACTTTTGACCCTGATCCTGTAGATGAGGACGAGCGTGTACGCCGTGAGCAAGCCGAGCAAATAGCCAAATGGCAAGCCCAAACGCTTGAAATGCAGCAATATTTTGAGCATTTGAAAGTTAAAAAGCCATTGCCCAGTCAGTGACTTTTGTTTATGCTGTAATCTCGTCAAATAGAGATTGCAGCATGAAAAAATTAGTTGTCAGTATTTTAGTATGTTTGCCTACTTTTGCAAGTGCTGCAAAAGTAGACCCAAAGCAACATCAACAATATTGTGAGCAGTTATATTTAACTGCAAAAATATTTATGGATTTTCGCCAAGATGGATTGCCAGTAATTGATGCAATGAAAATCGGTGATGATGCTTATGATAAAGTCAAAGATAAGTATGCCCACGAAATTTTGCAAAAAATTATTTTAGATGCTTATGAGCAGCCGCAATTTGGTACTTTAGAGTACAAACAAAACGAAAGCAAAGAGTTTGCTAATAAGTATTACCTAGGGTGTATGGCAATGTATAAATAATCAAGCAAACTATAAGCAAAGAAACCCACTTACTGAGTGGGTTTTTTATTGCCAAAAATTAATAAATCGGAGTAAATCATGTCAACCGTACTAGCCCAAGCGCAAATCATTTTGACCGCTGACACTGCAAGATTTACTCAAGAGATTACCAACGCTCGCAATCTATCAGTCAATAGTTTTGATGATATCCAACGTAGCGCTAAAGAGATGGCCAAAGTTGGGATGATGGGCGTTGTTGCTGGAGCAATCGCTGCTACGACTGCAATCGCCGCAATGACAGTTGAGCAAGTTAAACTTGCTAACGAGCTGGCCAAAACCGCTCAAGTGGCTAATACATCTGTTACCGCAATTCAAAAGTACACGTTTGCTGCCAAAGCCGCAGGTATTGAGCAAGATAAACTTGCCGATATTTTTAAGGATACTCAAGATAAAGTCGGTGATTTTTTATCAACTGGCGGCGGAGAACTTCAAGATTTTTTTAAAAACGTCGCCCCACAAGCCCATTTGACCGCCGATGCCTTACGTCGATTGTCAGGTCCCGAAGCCCTGCAAGCAATGTACAATGCGATGGATAAAGCCAATCTCTCGCAGTCCGAGATGGTTTTTTACATGGAGGGTATCGCTGACGAGGCATCGAGCCTTATCCCATTGCTTGCTAATGGCGGTGCAGGATTTAAGCTATGGGCAGCCGCTGCCGAAAATGCAGGGGCAGTCATGGATGAAAAAACCATCCGTGCTAGTCAAGAGCTAAGAGCATCGACTGACTTACTTAACTTATCTTATCAAGGGGTGAAAAATCAGCTTACCCAAGCGTTAATCCCAGTGCTAAGTGATTTGGCTGGCGACCTTGTCAAAGATGCCAACTTAAAAAATCAAGCCAAAGCTGCAGGTGATGGACTGGCAACTAGCTTTAAATTTATTGCGATGACAGGCGTTGGCGTTGTCGCTATTGTCACGTCCATCGGCAAGGGCATCGGCGGTCTTATGGCATCGATGGCACAACTTGGGCGAGTAACTGAGGGTGTCGATTTAACCAGTCCTTTTGCCATGTTTCAGCTTGCAAAAAACGTCTTTTACACCATACCTGCTGCCCAAATCGACATTTTAAAAAATACCGCGGTTGATATCGCTGATACATTGTCACAAGCCGATAAGACAATGGTTTGGATTAACAATCTAGGTACAAAAGGCACAAACTCAACGGTTGCCGCTTATGTAAAACTCAATAATGCCATTGACCAAAATAATACCAAACTTGGCAAAACAGGTGCGCAAATCCAAGCCAATGCCAAAGCCGAAGCAGATGCTGCAAAAGCTCGCGAAAAATCGGCAAAAGCATTGGCAGATAGTGGAAAATATGCACCTATCCCTGTCAATAGCAAAGTTTTAGCGCACGCATCGCAATATAACTATGCCGCATTAGAAAAACGCTATAGTTTGCCCGCTGGATTATTAGCCGCAGTTAGTATGCAAGAGAGTCGTGGTAACCCAAATGCGACAAGTCCAGTCGGTGCTAAAGGTGAGTTTCAGTTTATGCCCGCCACCGCAAGGCGGTTTGGCATTGGTGGCGATGAGCGTAACACTGCCGCCGCCGCCGTTGCCGCGGCCAAGTATCTGTCACAGCATCTACGCATGTTTGGCGATCTGGACAAAGCCATCGCAGCCTATAACGCTGGTGAGGGTAATGTCAAAAAATATGGCGGCATCCCACCATTTAGAGAGACAAAAGGCTACGTTAAAGGAGTCCGTGGCTATTTGTCATTCATGAATGGCGGCAAAGCAATCAGTAGTGGCTATGATGTGGCAGGCGCATTGGCTAATGACGCCCAAGAAGCGGAACGTGCTAGAACTGAAGCCGAGCGTCAAGCCAAAGAGCAATATGACTTGCAAATGAAGTACGTCACTGAGTTTGCTGACGAAAAAACCAAACTGTATCTTGAGCATACTGCAAGAGAAACAGAAATCAGCAAAATTAATGATATTGCTTTGCGTGAGCAATTGCTCAAAACTGAAAATGTCCGCTATCAAAACAAGCTTGATTTGCTGCAACTGCAGTCTGATAAGCAAGCTCAAAAAGCCACAGAATGGCAACAATCGGAAGAAGATCGTATCCGCGCGACTGCCGAGCTTGAACGGCGTGAAGCAACATTAACCCTGAATAACGACGTCAAGTTACGCCAAGCCAAAATTGACGCGATCAACCAAGCAGAGCAAGTGGCACTTGATAAAGCACGACGTGATTTTGAGTCTGAACTATCAAGCATCACATCATACGCCAAGTCAGAGGTGCAAAAAATCCGCGATGATTTTACTGCGCGCCGCAGTGCGATTGATATGCGTACTGATATCAATGACACCCAAAAGTCAGATTTGCGCAATGCCTTAGCTGGTCAGAAAAACGATGCCATCCGCATTGCCCGTAAAAGCGCCGCCGACCCATACAACAGCATGATGGCGGAGTTTAACGGCACGACTGAGCTGTTAAATTTAAAAAATCAGCTTGATCAGCGCCTTGAAATCATCAAAAAAGCCAAAGCTGAGGAGGTGGCTACCGTTGAGCAAGCGGAAAGAGCCAAAGCGAAAGCTGAGCAAAACTATTGGTACGCCAGTTATCAGCTGCAAGCGACACAGTCAGCAAACATTATCGAAAGTGTCGCCAACATGGGCAAAATCATGCTTGGCGAAACGTCGAGCAGTTACAAGCGTCTGTTTGCCTTGTCGCAATCGTTTGTCATGGCGCAAGCCGGCTTAAACATGTACAAAGCCATCTCAGACGGCTGGGCACAGGGCGCAACCTTGCCCCAGAAGTTAGCTGCCGCATCTGTTGCTGGCGCTGAAATGCTAAAAATCATTACGGCTGCCCAGCAAATCAAAATGCAAGGCTTTATGGACGGCGGCTACACAGGCAACATCCCCACCAATGCACGCGCAGGTTACGTGCATGGTCAAGAGTACGTCTTTGATGCCCCGTCTACCAAGGCGATTGGCGTTAAAAATCTTGACCGTATCCGCAAAGGCGAAGGCATCGGCGGTGATACAAATGTCAATGTCAACGTCACTGTCAACAGCGACGGTACAAGTAGCGTCGAGTCACAACAGCAATTTGGTAAAAATATTGGTGATGCAATGGCGGCAGTGGCGCTCAAAGTCGTGAAAGGCGAACTTGGACAAAATGGAATGATTTACAAAGAAATCCGGAGACGCTAATGCAAGCTTTTAACTGGAAGCTAGACATGGGTGCCGGTAGTGACACCCAGTTTGCGGTCAACAAAGTGCAATTTGGCGACGGCTATACGCAATACTCGACACACGGCATCAACAACAAACGCAAATCGTGGTCAGGCACAAAAACCGGCGACTTGGCGACGGTGATACAGCCAATCATGGACTTTATCGACGCGCACCAAGGCGCCATGCCGTTTTTGTGGACCGACCCGCATGGACAAACCAAGCAATACACCTGTGGTGGCTACAGTACGCCACAGCGCAAGGGCAATTTTTGGCAAATATCACTTAAATTTGAGCCATTTTTTGGCTAAGGATAAATCATGGCAATACAAACAGTTAAAACAGGCGCGGCAGTCAATGATGGTACAGGCGATGACGCACGTACCGCATTTACTAAGATTAACCAAAACTTTACTGATAGCGCCAATGCAGCCAGTCGTTTAGTAGGCACGGCACCAGGCAACGTCATGGCAGTTGGGGAATTTGGATTGGGTGCAAAAGGTTATATATCTAGCTTAGCTGACCCTCTGTCCACACCATCAACCAAAAACGAATTTATTTGTGGACAATTTTATTACGGGATAAACTTTAAAGGCTCGGAAAACCCTGCATGGGGCAGATTAATATTCCCCTACGGCTACGGTAATACGGTTGCTACCCCGACTTTTGTTTTGCAATTATTCAGCGACCCAGTTGTTTTTGCATTTTTGACTGACAAAAACACTAAAGTTGACCCCAACGGATTTATCAAAAACGCATCGCCTATCGTTAGTTTGTATGCGGACAAAATTGAGTGCAACGATGAAGCCAAACAACAAAAAATCACGTTTAAAAAATTGGGCGTCGGCGATTACCTTGTCAAAGGTTCCACCGGCTTCGCGACGGAAGGTTGGTACATTGAAACGCCCAAAGACGCTAACGGGAACGTTTTAATTGCGGTTATTTATGAAACCTTGGCAAATGGTGACATTAGCGTGAAAACTTACGCCAAAATGTTCGATCCCGAAACGGGCGACATTGTGGCCAATACCGCCAAACCAAAAGACATTCCGGCGACGCGTTGGATCGACCTTCGTTTGGAGCCGCTACCGCAAACCAACCCACAGCCACTAAGCAAAGACCAGACGGACGCTACCAATGCTGAATAGCGATTTTCAAAAACTCAGTGTTATTGGCTTAACCACGCTTTACACGCTTGATGCCACGCCGCTTGGCGCTGGCATTTTGCGGTGGCATGGGCATATCGGCCATGAGGATTGGCAGCGGATTTATCAAACCGTTGATAGTGACAAATGGCGCGCGGATAGCAGTGCGATTACCGCAGATAAAGCTTATGATATCAGTGACACCGATACGCAGATTTATCGCAATATCATCTGGCAAAACAATATTTATACGCCAGTTGCCATACAGTCAGACGGTCTTGAGATGCGCAGCGACGGCAAAGCATCAACGCCAAGCCTAGTGATTGCCAACAATATCGATGGACTACAAGGCGCAGTCAGTGCGTTATGCGCGCAATACGATGACTTTGCGGGGGCAAAACTAACAGTCACGCGGGTGCTTGCCAAGTACCTTGACGCTGACAACTTTACCAACGGTAATCCAAGCGCTAATTCCACTCAGTTTATCGAGCAGCATTGGTACATCGAGCAAAAAACCCAAGAGACCGCGGCGCAAGTCACCTTTGAGCTATCCAATCCCGTTGACTATCACCGCCAAAAACTACCCGCGCGCAATATCACGTCATATTGCAACTGGGCAGTTTGCGGCAAATACCGCGGCGAAGAGTGCGGCTATACTGGCACGGCGATGTATACCAAGCAAGGCATCCCCACGGTCAACCCAGACGAGGACCAATGCAGCGGTCGTCTGGTGGACTGCAAGCTACGCTTTGGTGAGTTTGAGCCGTTGTCATTTGGTGGTTTTCCCAGCGCAAATTTAATGAGTCGATAATGCAACTAACTGACCGATTAAAAGACGACATTTTATTACATGCCAAAGACTGTTATCCACGTGAGTGCTGCGGTTTAGTAGTCAATCAGTCCTATATCCCTTGCAACAATATCGCAGACAAGTCTAGCGAATTTATGATCGATCCACTCGATTTGGTCAAAGCCGAAAAACAAGGCGCTATCCAAGCGATTGTGCATAGCCACCCCAATGGCAGCGCCAAGCCATCAATAGTCGATAGGTTACAAATGCAGTTGCATGATGTGCCATGGATTATCGCCGCTTTGCCAGATGTGGATATTGCTATCCATGAGCCGCAGCCTTACCAAGCACCACTTGTTGGACGTGACTATATCCATGGCGTACTTGATTGCTTTGCAATCGGTCGTGATTATTATCAACGTGAGTTAGGTATTGCCATCGATGACTTTGAGCGTACTGATAGATGGTGGGAGTCAAGCGATAGTGCTGATTTATATATGGACAACTATCTGTCACAAGGCTTTAAACCCGTTAATACGCTGCAACGTCACGATGTGATTTTATGCCGTGTTCAGCCGACTAACTTTGTCAATCATGCTTTAATTTACCTGGGCAATGATGGCAACTTAACCAGTGAGCCAACTGAGCCAATCATCGGTGAGCACTTAATTTTGCATCATCCCTACAAACGCACCAGCCGCCGCGAAATTTACGGTAATTTGTGGCGTGAACGTACCGCGATTATTTTGCGACATGAGTCGCTAATGGACTAAACATGTTACGACAAATCGAATTGCATGGCGTACTTGCTGACAAATTCGGCAAGTCGTTTATGCTAGCCGTATCCACACCCCGTGAAGCGTGTGAGGCGCTGAGCTATCAAATACCAGGCTTTAAGCAATTTATGATGACCGCTCACCAAAGCGGTCTTTTTTTTGCTGTGTTTAACGATGACAGCAACATCGGTGAACATGAGCTTGAGATGCAAACCGGCGCATCGGTTATCCGTATCGTCCCGCAAATCGTGGGAAGTGGTGGCAATACCATGGGATGGCTGCAAGTCGTCGCGGGTGCAGCATTAATCGGTGTCGGTTTGTTTGTACCTGGCGCGGCAGCGTTTGCCCCGGCGTTAATTGGTGCTGGTAGTGGTATGTTGATTGGCGGTGTGGCATCGCTATTGATGCCAGTCCCCAATCTTGACACCCAAGACCCTGACGGCAATAAGCCTAGCTATGCGTTTGGTAGTGCGGTGACAACGGTCGCACAAGGCAATCCAGTGCCCGTGTTGTATGGTCGTCGCTACGTTGGCGGCTTTGTAATTAGTGCAATGATGGTAAGCGAGGACACATGACAAAAATAATCAAAGGCGAAAAAGTCGGCATTAAGTGGCGAAATGATGGCACGGGGTTGGGTGATGCTGACTACTTGCCAGACGGTGTTGTCATGCACGATGGGGTCTACCGCCTACCGATTAAAGGCGCAAAAGCCGGTATGCCTGAGCAACATACCCCATCAATTGCCAAAGATAGTGTTGCCTCAAAAAGTAAAATCAAAATCTTGTACGGGCTATCAGAGGGCGAAGTTAAAGGCTTGGCGAATGGCGCTGCCAGTATCATGCTGGATGGCACGCCATTACTAGATAGTGACGGCAATGCCAACTTTGAAGGTGTGACCTGGGAAGTGCGTAACGGTACCGTTGACCAACCGCATATCGAAGGTTTGCCCAATGTCAGCAATGAAAACAACATCGGCACTATCTTACGCTTTGGCACGCCTTGGATTTATAACTTAACAGACACCCAGTTATCAAGCGTCAATGTCAATGTATCGTGGTCGCGCCTTAGTGAAATGACGGACAAAAACGACGTCGTTGGCACCCGTGTTGACTATACCATCGAAGTGCAAACCGACGGCTATGGCTATGAAACCGTCTTGACTGCCTTTGTGCAAGATAAAACTAGCGGTCGCTACCAGCGCACCCATAACGTCAAATTACCCAAAGCCAAAAACGGTTGGCAAATCCGCGTCAAAAAATTGACAGCAGATGGCGACAACGAAAAAATCTTTAATCAAATGTCAGTTGATAGTATCGCTGAGATTATTGATGTTAAATTACGCTATCCATGCACGGCATTGCTGTATCTGTCATTTGATGCCAAAACCTTTGGTAATGTGCCCAAACTATCCGTGGATTTGATGGGTCGTTATGTGCAAGTGCCATCAAACTATGACCCTGTCACGCGCACTAGTAACGGACTGTGGGATGGCACCTTTAAACAAGCGTACACTGATAACCCAGCGTGGCATTATTACGACTTAATCACCAATGACCGCTACGGCTTGGGTCAGCGTCTCAAACCATTTATGGTGTCAAAATGGGCATTGCAAAACATCGCAGCCATCTGTGACACCATGGTCGACGACGGCAAAGGCGGCACTGATCCACGCTATACTTGCAATCTATATCTCCAAACCGCTGAAGATGCGTTTAGCGTGTTACAACACCTCGCAGGGATATTTCGCGGGCTATCATTTTGGGATGGCAGCCAAATCACCATCGAAGCCGATACTTACCGCGATACTGACTACACAATCACCCGCGCAAACGTGGTCAATGGCGAGTTTATTAAAACTGGCTCATCATGGAGCAATCGTCATACCGTCGCCAAAGTCGCATGGTCCAACCCGGCAAACGCGTATGAGACAGAGTATGTCATGGTACGCAGCGAGGCAGCAATCGCCAAGTTTGGTATCAATATCTTAGATTTACCCGCAGTTGGCTGTACCAGCGAGGGGCAAGCTTATCGCATGGGCTTGTCTGCGTTACTCACTGAGCAGCGCCGCAATCAAACCGTATCATTTGCGATGGGGTTAGATGGCGCATTGCCCAGTGTCGGCGACCGCATTGATATTGCTGACCCCATGTTTGCAGGGCACAACAACGGTGGTCGCATTGCGTCTGTCAGTAGCGATTTTAAAACTATCGCCCTTGACCGTGATACGACTGCTAAAATTGGCGACAAGTTAACCATTAACTTGGACAGTGGCAAGGCACAGTCACGCAAAATTGCTAGTATTGCTGGCCGTGCCATCACCGTTGATACCGCATTTGATGCAGTGAGCGCGCAAAATGTATGGTCAATTGCAAGCGACACATTGCCAACGATGCCCTTTACCGTGATGTCTGTGACTGCCAATGACGATGGCACGCAGTACAATTACACGGCATTGCAGTACGATGCTACGCTTTATGACAGTATCGACAAAGGCGTTATCATTGAGTCGCCCAGTGTTAATAGTGTGTCAATCAACCCACGTCAAATCAATGCACCTTCCACTGTCGCGATTGCACCGCGCTACCGCGTCGAGCAAGGGCAATCAATCACGACGCTGGTTATTACTTGGGACCAGGTAAAAGAGGCTGCCGAATACGAAGTTGAATGGCGTCGAGACAATGATAGTTGGAAAGTGCTAGACCGCACGACAAATATATCCGCTGAAGTGGACGGTGTGTATGCAGGTCAGTATCAAGCACGCGTCAAAGCTATATCCGCATTTGAGATATCATCAAACACGACCTACAGCGACACGGTGACGATTGCGGCAAAACTCACTAATCCAAGCGGCGTATTGACATTAAAAGCCTATGGTCTGCTATTTAGTATGCGTATCGATTGGACGTTTCCAGCGAGCTCATCTGATACCGCATACACTGAAATTGAAGTCGCCAAAGCGCCAGACGTCAATGTATCGACACTAGGCACGTTTGGCTACCCAACAAATACCGCTATCATGCAGGGGCTTGAGGGGAATTTAACGCTGTATTTTCGCGCGCGCCTTGTCGATAAATTGGGCTTTAAATCAAATTGGTCGGACTGGGTGCATGACACAACTGACGCCAATGCACAAAAAGTGCTCGATTTGCTAAATGGTCAAATCACCGAAAGCCAACTTTATAAAGATTTGGGTGACAAAATTGGCAAAATCGATACGATTGAGGAGGGGTTATCGCAAGAGATAAAAAACCGTGTTGACGCGCAAGCGCAAGAAGCCATTGACCGCAGTAATGCTATCACTCAAGAGACGGAAAATCGTATTGCTGCAGTTAAAGTCAATGCTGATGCGATTGCTGCTGAGCGTGACGCGCGTATTGCTGATATCAAAACCAACAGTGATGCCATTGCAAAAGAGACGCAAGGTCGCATTACTGCGATTAAATCTGTTAATGATGGGTTAACTCAAGAAATCATTGATAGACAAAATGGCGATAGTAGCACACTTGAGGTTATCACTACTTATAAAACGTCTAATGATAAAGCAATGGCAGCTGTGCAGTCTGATGTTAGCGCAGTCGTTACTGCGCAATCTGCTACTGCGTCAAAGCTAGACGGCGTGTATGCGATTGTGACCCCATTGACGGCTGATAGTGTACTATGGACTGCTGATAGCGGTACTAAAACTGCTACCGCTTGGACGTTGCAATCAGCGATAGCGACGGGTGATTACGCGTTAGCGAGTCGCATCGACACACTTACTGCAAGTGTTGATGGCAACAGCGCTGCTATTACCAGTGAACAAACCGCAAGGGCTGATGCGGACAAAGCCATAGCTCAGCGTGTTGATAGCTACATTGCGCAAACTGACAGTAGTATTGCTACTATCAAGCAGGATGTTAAGACAGCAACGACAGCAACGACAGCAAATAGTAATGCTATCACCGCGTTAGATAACCGTGTTTCTACGATTGACACCAACACCAATACAGCAATGCAAAATGCTGCCAGTGCTGTTTCCAAAGCTGATACCGCAGTAACGCAAGCGGGCAGTGCGTCATCATTAGCACAAACCGCAAGCGCAATTGCTACTAATGCTCAATCAGTAGCAAATACAGCCAAGTCAACGGCTGACACCGCAAAATCAACCGCAGACACCGCTAACACCAATGCAGCGACGGCAGTTAACAAAGCCAATGCAGCAGCAGATAGTGCCAGTGCGACTGCAAGTACATTGCAGCAAGTGCAAGCTGATTTGGCTGGTAAAGCGAGTACAGGCTCGGTTACTGCGGTAGATAGCAAGGTTAATGAGTTAAACGGCAAAGTCACGACTAATACTACCAAGTTAGACGGCGTGTATGCGATTGTGACCCCGCTCACCGCAGATAGCGTGCTATGGACGGCAGACAGTGGCACTAAACAGGCTACCGCCTGGACGCTACAATCCGCATACGCCACCGCTGATATGACATTGTCGCAAAAGATTGATAACGTATCAGCCACGTATAACGATAGCCTTGCTAGTGTGCAACGTGAGACTAAAGCGGTTAGCGATAAATACTCAGCGTTAGCAACTGACGTAAATATCATTAAAGCAGCCCAAGCCGGTAATTTAGTGCTAGTGATGGATAATTACTACACTAAAGCTACGACTGACCAAACTATTGCCCAAAAAATCAGCACGTTTAAATCTGAGGTTGTTGACCCTGCGTTAAACAAAAAAGCTGATGCAGGTGCATTGCAAGAAACTACCGCAAAAACGGATAGGATTGACGGTCAATTACAAGCGGCATCGACAAAGCTAGACGGGGTTTATGCTAGGGTTGTGCCTTTAACTGCTGATAGCAATAGCTGGACGGCAGACAGTGGTAGCAAGGCGGCTACCGCTTGGACGTTGCAATCGGCGATAGTCGATGGTGATAGTGCGTTATCACAGCGTATCGATAGCTTGACCGCAGCGACTGATAGTAATATCGCAACTATCCGCAGTGAGCAGACCGCACAATCAACCAAGCTCAGTGCAACTGCAACCAAAACAGATACGTTGCAAACCACAGTCGATGGCAATACAGCATCAATCCAAACGCAGCAGCAATCTATCAACGGGCTGTATGGGCAATACTTTGTTAAGCTCGATGTTAATGGCAGAGTAAGCGGATTTGGCACAGCCAATGATGGCACTGTTTCTGATTTTGCAATCCGTGCTGATAAGTTTTACATTGCCGCGCCGGACGGCACTGATAAAGGCGATGCGCCATTTATCGTGACGACGACGCCGCAAGTTATTGATGGCGTCACGATACCCGCAGGGACTTACATCAAAGCGGCTTATATCGCTAAAGCATCAATCGATACGCTACATATCAAGGGTAATGCCGTAACTGTACCAGTGTCTGCATTTACTGGCGATACGATTAGTGTTGGCAGTAGCTATACGACAATCCAAAGTCTGTATGTGCCCGCAGGTATGGGGCATACGATGCTCACATTTAATGCCGTGTTTAACTTTGGTGGGTTTGATGCAGCACAGCAGCTGCTTTGTCGGATTGTAAAAGGCGATCAAGTTATCGTCAATGACTTAGAGGTATTTTACAATGAGTCTGACGCACAAGAAATTGTAACTGGTCACGCTGGTAGCCATACTCACGGTGTTAACACATCGTTTAGTGGAAGCACTAGCAACACAGGAAGTCACACCCATGGCGGTTCGGTATCACTGAACGGTTCAACAGGTTCAGCATTTGTTGGCACATCGTCGCATAGTCATAGCATCGGTGGCAATAGTAGCTTTAACACGTCATCTAGTGGCGACCATAGCCATAGCGTAAGTGGTAGTGTTAGTGTCAGCGTACAAAGTGACCCGGGGCATAGCCATACTATGCGCAGCACAAACAAATCGAGAAACGCGGGGACAATTGCAGTATCACGCCACGACAGTAGCGAGGTTGACGGTGTTTACTATTTGCAAATTAAAGTCGCGCGCGGCAGTGCTGTCAATCTATCAAATCGCTATATCCACGCCATCACAATGCGGAGGTAACATGGCATTTTATGCAGTCTATGATGATGACGGCATTATCTTAAAAACGGTTGAATGCCCACCGTTTTTGATAAACCAAATCGCAAAAACCACCGGCGGCAATATCATCGAGATTGATAGAGTCGCTGACGATAAAACTGAGATGATTGTTAATAATCAACTTGTCAAAAAACAAAAAGCCGCCGAATAAGCGGCTTTATTTTTAGGAGGCGCTATGCCGCAAAATGTCATCGCAATAAAAATTGCGCAGTCTGCTGTATTAGCTGCGGCTAGTACAGTGGCAAGCGGCGTCAGTATAGCGATACAGCTATCAACGCCACATGAATACTTGGGACTGCAAATTGAGTACAAGTATTTTTTAATCGCGTCAATCATACTGTGTTTTGCCGGCGCATTGCTATCGCTACGCGTCGATTTTGTTAAAAAATTAGATAGTAGTCAGTGGTCAAAAGTCGCAACCGCCATGCTGTCGGGGCTTGTCATCACATTTTTGATTTTGCCGGTAGCAGTGAGCACACCGAGCGTACTTTTTTTGATGATAACTGCATTCTTTGGCGGCTTAGCGGGCACAATTTTGCTGCATTTAATCTTCGAGCTACTTGGTGATAAAGAGTTGTTAGATGCGGTTAAAGACACGGTTAAGCAGTTTTTAATCAGTAAGTTTAAAAGCATTGCAACCTTTTTTGGGGGTGCTAAATGATGGGCTTTATCAATGACGCTGTGCCGTTTGTCGGTTTAGTTATTTGCACTTACGCACTGCTATCACACAGAGTTTGCACTGCAACGCGCATCAATGTGCTTAACTTTGTTTTATTTGTTGCAATTTACTTACTGCTCGCACTTGCAGATTTTACAGGGTTTGAGCCAGTAGTTTGGACAGTGATTTGTCGCTGTCTGATACTCATCATTACGATCAACATCATTATTAAAAACCACACCGCTTATTAGCGGTTTTATTTTATAAGGATAAAGTATGAGCGATTTTAACAAAGCATTTGACCGCGTCATTGGACATGAAGGTGGTTATGTTAATCATCCAAGCGACCCAGGCGGTGAAACTAACTGGGGCGTCACTCGCAATACAGCCCGCGCTTACGGTTACAACGGCGATATGCGAGCAATGACACGTGAGCAAGCAAAACCCATTTACAAAACAGGTTTTTGGGATCGAGTACAAGGGGATAAGTTGCATGATGCAGTAGCATTTCAACTTTTTGATGCCTCTGTTAATCACGGCATTGGTAATGCTGTGCGTATGATGCAACGTGCATTGGGCGTTGCAGATGACGGCATCGTTGGCAATGTAACACTGTCAGCTTTACAAGCGATTAATCCCAGTGATTTTGTGCTTAAATTTAACGCCCAGCGTCTTAATTTTTATACGTCTTTATCTACTTTTGGCACGTTTGGCAAAGGTTGGGTACGACGAATCGCAGGTAATTTGAATTACGGTGCAATCGATAACTAA